GACGATACTTGGGAAAACTATAAACAACAACTTACCCTCACTTTCATTCATGAATTAACACATTCTTTACAATTAGATGACGGCAAAAAGAAAAAAGATAATGATTATTTTTCAAGCCCATTTGAAATAGATGCGTATAGTTCTGAACTCGCCTTTGATATGTTTCTTTATAATAAAGAAGAAAAAACTTGCGATTCGTATGCAAGGTATGCTACAATAGATTCTAAGGTTTCTAATAAAATGAAAACCTTGGCAAAAGAGAAATATCAGTATCTTAAAAATACTAAATAGAGTATAATTCTAATAATTGGAGAAGAATGGATTATACGGTAGAGAAAAAATGAAAACATATACAACTTTCATGGCTCCAATTGAAACTAAATCGGAAATTAGAACCCTTTTAGAGAGAGTAACACCAGAACTTAAAAAACAAGTGCTTGATCAAATCGAAATGATTGACAAGGACGAGGTGTTAAAAAATGTATTAGAGGCCATTCAAAAAGATGTGATGGGCAACATGCTAAGAGTGAAAGCAGCTGACGCCAAAATCACTATGAATGTAGATCTGTTTATTGATTCTATAATATCTATAATTAATAAAACAGGTGATAGTGCAGAAGACCAAGTTACTTTTCTTAAAGACCTACTTGATGGCAAAGTAATAGATTGTATCAAAATGGTCAAAGATAGTTTGAATAAAGTAGTTAAAATGGATTCATATGTTAAGACAAAGAGTCCATTATGGTCCAAGGTTAAAGATAAATTAATCGCTTTAGATATAAAAATTGATAATCAAAATATAGGTCCTGGTGAAATTCTTTATATAATATCAACACCAGGAGGCAAAAAAGGCGATGAAGAGAATAAAGGTGATTGTTGGTTAGCACAAGGTGTTAATGTTGAATTAAAGAAAGATGGAGGAACCTTTTCAAAACCAACTAAATTTGCTGATGCCAGATTAGCATGGATTAATGCATTTAAAGACTTAGGAAGAGATTTAAGTGGTGCAGATGCAGATACAATGGGCCTTGGTGGAACAAGTATATACGGCGAATCAAATAAAGGTGGTGGTATAGCTAATGCATTATCCATAGGAAGTAAAGACTATACAACATTGTATATGGATAACAAAGGCGTTACTCAAAGACTAGCAGACAAAGCCTGTGAATCATTATATGCTAAAGTTTGTGCTATAGCTTGTCCTAATAACGGCGCGCTTCCATATACATTTAATAAAACAGTAAAAAATGGATTAACTGACCCTAATGAATTTGTAAGACAATGGAATGCTAATGCCTTACATGATTATAAAGTACATGGTTGGGATTACTTAACATTATTTAATGCTGATTCAGGTGATACAATTTCATTTATGAGTGCACAGGATTTATATAAGTCTAAACAATGGAATGTGGGTTCTGAATGGATGTTAAGATGGACTGGAGGCGGAGGTTTCGGAGGTACTGGGTCTTCAACAAGAGTTTATGCTGGCACATTTAAAAATATAGCTACATATGATCCTGGTGATACCGATTTTGAGAAAAAGGTAGCAGAAAAAAATAATATAAGAAAAGCTTTAGAGCACGCTTTCGGACAATTAAGCAACAAGAAAAATTCAGGAAAAATAAAAGCGGCATTTAGTAAAGCTAATGATTTAAAAGGTCCTATGAACGATCTTTCAAAGAATAACGAACCTAAAGATTTTAAACCTCTTGTAGGTCAAATAGGACAAAAAATAAGTGACTATTTTCAGGCTAAGAATGAACTTAATTTTGGGAGAGATAAATCAGATAGAGATCTAGGAAAAAGCTTCGCGGATATGAAACGGAAATTGGGAGTAAGGTGAAACAATATAAACAATTTCTTACTGAAGCTTCTGGAAAAAATCTTCATATGGAACATCTCGAAGATGAGGTGTTAAATGGTGGGGTTAATGGTACTAGAGGTGCTATTGATTTTTTAAGATCTTTAAGAAACATGTTAGCCGGTCATAATAAAGAAGCAGTTAATGTTACTGTTAAATGGGATGGTGCTCCTGCTATATGCGCCGGTATTCATCCTAATGGAAAATTCTTTGTTGATTATAAGTCAATGAGACGTCCATGTTTTATTCAAGCCGATGTTGATGAACATTTCAGTGGTGGCCCCCTTCATTCTAAAATGAGTGCTTTATTAGAACATTTACCTAAGTTAAAGATTCCAGGTAATATTTTTCAAGGTGATGTTCTTTGGACAGAGGATAAAGATAAGAAGATACAGACAATTGATAAGGAAAGACAGATTACGTTTACACCTAATACGATAACTTATGCCGTTCCTTTAAATACAGAATTAGCAAATGCCATAATTAGAGCAAAGATTGGAATTGTTTTTCATACAACATACAGAACAGCGGGACAAGAAGACTTAGCAGATTTGAAAGCCGAGTTTGGTGCAGATGTAAATCAATGGACATCACATAAGGATGTTTGGGCTGTTAATGCGGACTTTACAGATGTAAGTGGAACAGCAACATTTACAAAGGCAGATGAAAAGAAAGTAACAGATATGTTATCTCAGTTAGGAAAAGATTTTAATAAAGTCAATGGTCGTTTTCTTGATGGTATCAAAGATGATAATATATTAAAAGTTCATATTAAGACCTATATAAATTCTAAAGTCAGAGAAGGTGAATTTATAGAAGAAAGGTTAGCAAGAGATTGTGTAAAATTTATTAAAGCTAAGTTAGATAAGGATGTTGCAAAGTTAAAATCAGAAAAAGGTCGTACACGAAAACAAATGACTGTTGATGAATACTTAAAGAAATTAAATGGTAATATAGATCAGATAGGTACTGTTTTTCGTATAATGGCTTTAATAAATAATATTAAGCTATATATTGTAGAGAAATTAGAAGAGGTAAAAGGTTTAACTTCTACCTTTATTAAAACCTCAACAGGTTATAAAGTAACAAAACCAGAAGGGTTTGTTGCTATTGACTCATTTGATTCTGGTAAGGGATTAAAATTAGTTAACAGAATGGAATTTAGTAGAATAAATTTTACCGCAGAAAAGGATTGGGACCAATGAAAAATTACAAAGAATTCTCAAAGCGCGACCTGAAAGAATCTAAGTATTCTGATCAGTTGATTGATGCATTACGTGATTGCATTGATTCCGCGCCTGATAGAACTAAAAATAAACTAGCACAAGTATATGAGGACTATGTTCATAAGTTTATGAGACGTCCACAAAAATTACCATATATGTTACAAGGGTTCTTAGATGCTATCGAAGAAGGTACCGATGCAAGAATAGAATGGAAGGGTGGCGGAGATAGGAGCGACTGGTGAAAACATATAAAGAATATACAGAATCTCCAGTTAATGAAGTTGATTCATCCGGCATAGATATGTATGATAATAAAAGAAAAGAATCAGAGAGGAAGAAGAAGGCTCGGGAAACTCCTTCTTCTCCAGAAACTCAAGCTAAGCTTAAAAAGGTAAGAGCAGGGGAAACTGTTGATGAATATGTGGGATCAGTAGAGTATAAGAAAAGAATGAAGAAAAAGGGTTATCCCGAACATAAGAAAGACAGGTCTTCTGGTTATGTTGAAGATATTAAGAAGACTTTCGCTGAAATTACAACTGGTCTTTTAAACCGCGCCGCAGGTGCAGCAAAGAAGGATGCCGCAACACAAAGAGACGCGCAAGATTGGGCGACGAGAGTGAAAGGTAAAGGACATGCTTTTGGTGCTGCAGAAGCCGGCAAAAAAGCAGCAAAGAGAGAGAAACAAGCTGGAAAATTCAGTGCTGCCGCCGATGTCAAACAACGGAATACAGCCTTTAAAAAGGAAGGTGTCATGACTGGATATGTTGATGAACTTTCAAAAGGCTTATTACAACGCGCGCAACAATCAGCTAAAGCGAAAGCTGGACAACAAAGAGCCGTATCGGCTAAAGCCGCTTCAAGAGTTGGTGACACTAGTCAACCACCAGGACAAAATCTTAAATCGAAACGTGCAGATTTCAAAGCAGCAAAAAAAGATTATCAAGCATTTAAATTTAAGAAAGCAGCAGACAAGAAAGAAGAGGAATAATGTCTAAAGATAAACATGATTATTTTGGTGAAGGCCCATTTTCAGGACCACAAAGCGATCTAGTCGCTTCGGTTATGAGAATAGCAGAAAAAGCAGAAAAGGAAAAGCCTGAAGAAGAAGAAGTAAAAGGTTTTGAAAAAATGTCTAACGACAAATTAAATCAGTCTGTTAAAGACGCATATCTCGATAAGGTTCGAGGGGGAATGTGATTTCATTTACTCAATTACGGGAAGGGTCGTTAAAAACAGCAGTATTTGCTTTTGGTCGGTTTAATCCTCCCACAATTGGACACGAGATTCTAGTTAATAAAGTAACTACAGTTGCTAAACGCAATCGTGGTGATGCTTTTATATTTCCTAGTTCCACACAAGATTCTAAAAAGAATCCATTAGATTATAAAGAAAAGATTAAATGGATGAAAAAAATGTTTAAACCGAAAGGCGAAGACATTTTTAAGTATTCCGAAGATCAACCTAAAGAAGTACTGAAATCTCTTTCATTATTACATGATGAAGGATATGAAGAAGTTATTATGGTTGTAGGAAGTGATAGAGTAAATCAATTTAAAAAACTATTGCCTCAATATAATGGTGTTGATGGTAAAACACATGGTTTTTATGATTTCAAAAAAATAGAAATAGAAAGCGCTGGTGAAAGAGATCCAGATGCAGATGATGCTACAGGAATGTCAGCATCTAAATTAAGATCACTTGCTGTTGATGGTGATTTTGATAAGTTTAAAGAAGGGTTACCAGATATCTTATCTGATAAAGATAAACGTTCATTATATCAATCATTACGAAAAGGTATGAGACTATCCGTTATTGAATCCCAAATGAAAGAAAAATTGGGTCCTGGTGCACCAATTGGAAAAATGAAAAATAGTGTATCGGATCCTAAAAAGGCAATGGGAAAATTTGTATCTAAAACTGCTCCACCAAGAGCAAACGATGATGCAGGAATAGATGATATAATGCAAAAAGCAGATTCAGGAGTTAAACCATCGAGCCCATCTACTAAAATAAAAAATAAGCAGACGCAGTTAAAGCCACCATCGTCTTCATCAGTAGATAAAGAATCATTATGTATGGATAAACTATATTATGAAGATGATGTTTATCATTTAGAAACTGAAACGAAAGAATTATTTAAGTATTTGGAACAATTCGCTACAACTAAACCCAAACAAGAATATTATAAACGTGCTTTAAAAGAAACAGAAGAATTTTGGAGTAAATATGAAATGGCATTCGGTGGATCTGTTAAAGTGGCACTATGGGAAATATCCCGATTAAGAGAACATACAAAGAAAGCTGCTGATTTTATTACATTGTTAGGTGAAGATGTTGATTATAACGTAGCAAACCTTTCTTATATGAATGAACGAATAGATGAATTGCCTACAAATAACATAGATATTAATAAACCAGTAAGTTCTAAATTACAAGAAATACTTGGTTTAAAGGAATGGCACAAGGATAGAGCCAAAGAAGGTCAACAGTTAGAAATCGGAACCGATAAATATAGACAGTACCTTGTAGATTTGACTCCGGGAGAGGAGTTTAAATCAGAACAAAATAAAAAACGCGAACAACAAGCGGAAAGAGTCAGTAAGATGATTTCCAAAATTATTGCCAACAGGAGCAAATAATGGATTGGTCAAAATATTATCCCGCGAATTACTCGGCGATAACAGAAGCAGACATTGAGATGATAAGGGAGAAACGAAAGTTAGAAACTCCTGTTGAAGACAATACTAATGATGAGCCAGATGACGGCGAAGGAATGGATAAAGTCCAACCTAAAGCGCTAAAGAAAAAGTTTGATAAACGTAAAGATAAAGATATCGACAATGATGGCGATACAGATGATTCTGATGAAGTTATTCACGCTAAAAGAAAAGCTATTGGTAAAAATATTGCTAAGCAAGATGAATCTAAAGGCGAAATGTGTCCGGAAGAGTGTTGTGGTGTACCAGTTAGTGAATGTACATGTCCACCAGATTGTCCACATTGTGATTGTAATGCTATTAATGAAATGTCTAAGGATGAATATAAAGATGATAATATGAAAAGACAACAGGCGAAGAAGAAAAAGAAAGATGAGCCTGAAGAAACAGAATTTTCCAAACAACAGGATACAGTTACAGATATGGAATCAGTCTCTCATGGAAAACCAGGAGTAATTGATATCTATAAAGAAACATTAGCATTAGCAAAAGTAACAAGAGGTAGAGATAAGTTGTCTCTTGAAGGCGCAGCCAAGTTAATAAAGCAACGTTCTTATGATAAGTTAGCACCTTACTTAGATAGTATGGAAGAAGAGCCACGACAATCTGTTTTAATGATCTTAATGAATGATCAAAAGATTGCAGATAAAGTCATGAGGAAGATGAAGACAGAAAAGTATCATGGTTGGTTGATGTCTGAAATGCATCAGAAGTATGATGGCCTTACATGGGCAGAGATTGGGGAACGTTTAATTAGAACACCAGAACGTAGATTAGTTTCTCTTGCATATGCTACTAAGATGGGAACAATTGATGCACCTTCACCTGAAGTCCAAAAATTAGCAGATGATTGTTCGTTGGAAGATTTAGAAAAAGCAGCCGGGGAAATTATCGGTGAAGATGATGAACTAGAAGAGGCAAAATCAGATGCGGAAAAGATTGCTGATAAACAAGCTAGCAATAATAAGATAAAACAAAAGTCATCTAATCAGGACAATCAGGCAGACGCAAAAAAAGCAGATAAAGCTCGTGAAACACAAGCTAATACAAATGATAAAGAACAGGAAAAACGACAGGCTCAATCAGATAAAGAAAGAGCAGCAAAGAAAAAACAACAAGCTGCTGCCCGTGCTAGAGAAACTGATGATCCTACAGTCAAGAGAGACGGCGGTCCAACTACAATGCGTTCAAAAATTGCAAATATAGCATTTTCTGCAATGGAAGACGCCGAAGATGTTCCTGAAACTATTGATGCAAGACGTAGAGTATTTAAAGAAAAAATTAGAAAGCTTGCTTATGAGAAGGCCAAAGAATTAATTGCAAAGCAACAATCAGTGCCTGATCCAACTTATGATGAAGCTAAAAAAGAAGAAGAAGAGGATTCTGAAGAAATCGGATCCAAAGTTAAAGAGACTGGTAAGGTCGATAACAAAATAAAGATGGAGCCAACAGTGAAAGAAAGTACAGGTGTTTCCTTTGTGCGGAAGTATAAGAATAAAATGTCAGCGGAACAGCGAGATGCAACTCTCGAAAATAATATACTTGAATATCTAGCAGGTGGTAGTTCTTTTGGTCGTGTAAAAAGGGCAGTACCTGTTGGTGCCGAATTTGCTTCTGATGATTCGCCAGCTTCAGCTACTTCAATTGCTCGTGCATTGAAGTGTAGTCCAATGCAAGTACAAAAGTTATTGGATGATATGTTAGAAGCAGGACAGATATCACGTGTAGGCGATGCATATTCATATGCTTCCCCTAGACCAGCTGATCCACAGGGTGAAAAAGAAGAGTCCGGACTAGAAGTATAAACAAACAATATGAATGTAGTGATTGGAAACGGTGAAAGTCGTAAGGCTTTTAATCTTAATTTATTATTGGATCATACAACATATGGATGTAATGCGATGTATAGGGATTGGAACCCTACACATCTTATATGTATAGACAATAAGATGCTGCATGAAATAGTAACATCACAGTATCCAAAGTTACATCATTGTTGGTTTAGAAATTTTCAGTTACTGGATCCTGATATGTATCCAGTTTTCAGGTCAACAGTTACGCCTGATATTGAAGTAATAGAGAATAAGAATACAGGATATAAATTCGCCTATTACGGACAAGAAATAAGTAGAGTTTATCATGATGATACTCATACAATGGATCTGCTAGATAAACCGGTTCATTATTTTACATGGGTATCAGAACAAGATAAAATAGATGTGGTGGACGATTTAAAACATATACCAATGTTAGATTCAGGACCACTCGCAACTTGGATATGTTGTGAACAAGAAAAACCGGAAACGGTTTATTTAATGGGTTTTGATTTTAACATAAATGATGGAAAAGTAAACAATATATATAAAGACACAGATTGTTATGCTCCTAATTATGCATTGCCAGTGAAAGCGGCAGGGTGGATTCAGAATTTTGAAGTTATGTTTACTGAACATTTTCCTGAAGTCAATTTTGTACATATTCAGGAAGAAGAGTGCTTTAATAAAGAAATTCCAAACATAGATACAATATCTATGGATGAGTTTAAAGAGTTGTTATAAATATTTAAAAATTAATAGGAGAAATTCATGCCTCTATGGGGAAAAGCCGCTGCTGGTACTCAGGCACAAAAACCAAAATGGGTTGGTACCACAGAAGGTGCACAATACAATAAACAAGATATCTATGGCGCTAACAATGGCTGGGTTATTAATACTAAAGCCAGTAAAAATGCTTCAGCTGCCCCAGAGATTCTAGTTGCAATGGGCGAACTTGGTACCGCTCTTGCCGCACCAACTGTTACATCAATGAGATTTACTGCATCAGCAATCACAGGTGGATCAAGAACAATTGCTGTTCAGGTCACTTGGGATGAAAGAGTTACAGTTACTGGAACACCACAAGTTGCTATTGCAAACGGTAACCAAGGAACTGGATCTGGTCGAGGACCACATACAGCTTCATACGCTTCAGGTTCTGGAACAAACAGACTCACTTTCAGCGTAGCAAGTCAAACAGTTGCAACAGATGACGTTCTTACATTGGGTGGATCTAATGTGGCACTAAATAGTGGTACAATTAAAGATACAACTGATGGATCAACTGTAGCATTGTTAGTTCTTTCAGGATTAACTGCGGTAACATTGACAGTAACTTAATAGTTAACTGATATTATGGAATATGTGGAAAATATAAATGTTGCTATAGTATTACAGCAACTACAGTCATACAAAGCTGAGAAAGAAAAACTTACCCAAAAACTTTCTCAGCTTAATGACGAAGCAGAAAAAAGTAAACGTGGTATACATAGTTATGACGGCGCTATACAAGCCCTTGATGCATTACTACAAACAGCTGAATCTAAAGAGATTGATGTTCCTGAATTGGAAGAAAATTAATGGCAGATAAAACGATACCCGCTTTAAATACACATGATAGTCCTACAGCGGAAGACTTATTAATTATAGTTGATGATCCTTCGGGTAATCCTGTAAATAAGAAAATACGTGTAGACACATTACTATCAGCACTTTCTACAGATACAACAACTAGAAGTGTAGCAAATAAGGTTCAATCTAGAGCTGATACTAATATTGCAAGAGATTTAAATTTACGAAATTCTAAAACTGTTTTACAGCCAGAAGTATTGAAAGGTGAACAGGATGATATGACTGTCATTTTGGGGACCTTAGATATGGCAGAAAATTCTGTATGGCATGTAGAGATTGATGGAACATCTTCTTCAGCAAATGATACATTTAAATGGTGGAGAGATGGAAATACTCAGACCGGTGCAGCAACTGTCACTATTGACGGAACTACGCAAGCATTAGCAAATGGTGTAAGTATTAAATTTGATGGTGTTACAGGACACAAAGTTACAGATAAATGGCAAATTGTCGGTTTAATAGAATCCAGAATTGATTTTCAGGGAAGTATTTTAGTTGAAGATAGTGTTCCGGAAAATGGTTCTTTTACCAGTACCTTTTCAGAAACTGGTAATTTGCAATTAGAATCTGGAATAGATATGGCGTTTGAAGATGGTACAGAAAAAGATATGTACATATCTGCAAATACCACAGTAATAAGATTTGTGGGTGGTCTACAATTAGGTGAATCCGCGGATCCAGTTGGATTTTTTGGTACTACACCAGTATCAGCCAATGCAACATTTGTCGCAGGTGCTAGCACCGCGGCACATATTATAGCCGAATTAGAAAGATTAGGTTTAGTATCATAAATAGTTTTTGGATGTCTGAGGAAGACCCTTCGCAAGAGTGAGCGATTCTCAGCATGATTTTAACTGGTGATGAGTCCCATCACGACGCCAGCAAGGAGATAAGATGGCTGATAAGAAAATAACGGCTTTAACTGCTGCATCAGAAGCAGCAAGTGAAGACCTTTTACATATAATTGATGATCCTTCAGGATCTCCAGTTAACAAAAAGTTAACTGTTAAATCATTTGTAGGTAATGTAACACATACAATTACCGGAACCGCACAAGCAACAACAGAGGTAATTCATAAAACTCTACACACCGCTAATTTAGCCCCATCGACTGCAAATGTTTTTGATAGTATTGTAACATCAGATGTTACAGTTGATGTTAAAGCAACAGGCTTAAATCAAGGTAATGTTGCTGTATTAACAGCTTCTTCAGGAACAGCAAAAATCCATGATGGAAACGTTGCTTTTACTTCAGAAGTGTCAGCTGTTAAAGGTGTTCTAGATCTTAATACATTTGACAGTACAGATTCGTCTGCAGGTAAGTCATATTGTATTATCGCATCACACGCAAATAGTGCCGCCGCGCCTAGTGCTTCACCAACTGCTTTTCTTAAGTTTGATGTTGCAAGTTCATTGACGGGTGCTTCACAAAATGTATCATATGCTATTGACGCTACACCAACAGGTGGATATGGTGCCGCAGCCGGTGCAAACGTTGGGCCATTTTTGACAACCGGAGCAAATACTTCTGGATCATATACGGGACCTGCTAACGGTGCAATTAAATGTAATGTATCTGGTATTACAAAATATGTCCTTCTTTGGGATGGAATTGCTTAATATATAATTAATGGATTATTATGATTAAACGTGAAGATATTGAAAAGCAAATTGAGTTTTTACAAAAAGATGTTGTAAATGTAAGGACTAGGTTAGACGCAGTGAGGGGAGAAGAAGAACAACTTGTCTCCACACTGTCTTCCCTTCAAGGTGCCATACAGGTTAGTCAACATTATTTGAGTATATGTGATAAATCAGAGGATTCTGATGATGCTCCAGGAGATGAACCATCTGAAGAGCCCGTGAAAGAAGAAGAAAAGATCGAGCCGAATGAATTTTGATGATATTACTGAAAATAATATCGAACTTTTCTGCATGCACAAATACAATAATCCTCAATGTATAAGTACAGAGGATTATAGTGATGATATGAAAAGATTTAAGTATTTAAAAAGACACTTAAATCATTATCTTGCATCAGGTGAATTGAAAGAAAGGTTGATTCTTAACCATTTGATTATGATATATAATCTATTTGATAATGAATCCGGTACGCGAATATTATTTTATAAAATTGAAGACAACAGTTGGGCAGTATTAAAACCCTTTTTAATTTATTTAAGAAGAATGCCCAAAATAGTTCGTGGCGTAAAAGGTATGGATATCCGAGACGGTGATATTCAATTAGATCAACATGTAGTAAAGCAGCTAAGATGCCTATAGGATTAAGATCAGCATTAACACAGGGTTCAGATTTATTCTTCCTATTTTCCTTTTTAAAGCGCCTGGTAACTCCCTTCGAAAAAACTAAAGCATATGCATTAGGCATTGTTGATAAGAATGGTAAAAATCTTATTAAGAAAAGAAATTTTACTACTCAAGATCAACGCGATGCTTATACAATGATGGATACGCTTATTTTCAATTTGAAAAGACTTTTAGGAAAAGTGCCTGGTGGTAAGTCAAGAATTGCGACTTATGCTGCGGCCTTGTTATTGCTTAGAGAAGAGAAGCAACTAAAGTTATTACAAGATGAAAAGTTTTTAGAAGAAGAATTTTCCATTATTTACGAAGATATGTGTTGTGAATGGCAATTAGATATGAATGATCCTGATCAAACGTTTTTGAAAGAAGAAGCGGTTGATGAGAACCTTGTGACTAAATTCAAAGATGTTCATAGAAATATGAATAGTAAAAAAGCACAGCATGCAATAGCAACTGCACAGGCAATGGGATTAGATCCTCTTAAAATTCAAATGTATTTGGCGGCAATTTTACCTGTAATGACAACTTTAGGATCAAATTATGAACCTGAAGATGAAGTTATAGAAGATGCGCCTACAATGTCAATGGGCGCAGGTGGAATTGCAGGTAGTGCTGAAGCAGGTGATGATCCACCTATTAGAAAGAAAAAGAAAAAAGGTGATGCTATGCCAATCCTAGCTAGGAAAGGGATTAAAGAGCATCTAAGAATTTTCCCATCACAAAATGTAACAATTTAGAAAGGTAATTATGGCAGGAATACAAGAGACAAAAGACGTTTTAGCTTTTGTGTTTTCACTTGGAAAAGCAACGGCTTCGGCATTGGAAGACGGCGATATTGGTTGGTCAGATGCAATGGACTTTATTGAACCTTTAAAAAAGTTGGGGCCAGCTATCGACAATATTGAAGACGTTTTAGTTGAACTACAAGACCTAGACGATGCTGAATTCGCAGAATTGGTACAATATGCCAAGGATGAATTTGGATTAGCTGACTTAGCTGAAGATACCGAAGTAATGGTAGAAGAGGCGATCAATGCAGGGGTTGAAATCGTTAAGATTGTAAGAATGTTTAGCTGAAGTACATCCTCGGCAAAAAAGGGAATCAATTGATTCCCTTTTTTTATCCTTGAAATTTATTATTTATTATGTTATAATATAATTATTATATTAAACCCCCATAATTGAGAGATATGAGTCTTTACATAGATCATAAGTATACAAATTTATTATCATCCCGCCTACAACGTTTTACAAGAAAATCTAGAGAGCTTTACAATTTCAGATGTCCATTATGTGGAGATTCATCTAAGAATCAATTTAAAGCTAGAGGCTATCTTTTCAATAAAAAACAACAATTAATTTTTAAATGTCATAATTGTGGTTCTGGTGGACCTTTAAAAGTATTATTAGATAAAATTGATCCAACATTATCTAAGCAATATTCTTTTGAAAAATATAGAGAAGAAGCCGGTGACGATACTCATCCAGAGAGAGAAGAAAAAGTACCAGTTTTTAGAAAACCTCAATTTAAAAAAGTGGGATGTCCTTCACTAAATGAACTAGGCGCAAATCATCCAGCTGTAAAGTTTTGTGATGTAAGAAGGATACCTAAAGTTCGTTATCATGATATGTATTTTGCAGATTGCTTTAAGAGTTGGGTTAGCAAATATGATATAGAACTCGCCGCACGATTAAGACCAGATGATCCCAGAATTATTATCCCATTTTTTGATAAAGATAGAAAGTTAATAGCCGCACAAGGAAGAAGTTTAGAAGATTCAACTTTAAGATATTTCACCGTTAAGATTGATAAAACAGCTGGCAAACTTTTTGGATTAGATAGAAATGATCCGAAACAATTAACCTATATTGTTGAAGGCCCTATTGATAGTATGTTTCTTCCTAATGCTTTAGCTATGGCAGGAAGTGACATGGAAGATATGGGTCAATTTTATGCTCGAGACGTTACCTTTGTGTATGATAATGAACGACGAAATAAAGAAATTGTAGACAAAATGCATAAAACAGTGAAGAAAGGTTTCGCAGTTTGCATCTGGCCTGACACAATTAAAGTTAAAGATATTAATGATATGGTGCTAGATGGAATGGACATATTAGACATAGTTGATACCATAAATAAAAATACATTTCGTGGCTTACCTGCAAGGGTAAAATTGAATCAATGGAAAAGAATATGAGTGAAGAAGTGAAAGTCCATGAGCATGGATTTGTTAAATTATTAGATATAATGGGTGATGATGAAGAAGTAGAAGATGCGGCTCGAATAAGTTATGGACAGGGAACACGAAAGACTAGTCAGACAAGAAATCTTATTCGGTATCTGATGAGGCATGGTCATACATCACCTTTTGAGATGTGTGAAGTTAAGTTTCATATGAAGTTACCAATTTTTGTAATGAGACAAATAGTTCGGCATAGGACGGCGAACTTAAATGAGTATTCAGGACGATACTCGATTATGAGTAATGATTTTTACGTACCTCATGATAATGATATTCAAAAGCAATCAAAACAGAATAACCAAGGTAGGGGGGAAGAAATTGAAAGTAAAGGTTTGGTTAAATATGAATTTAACAGAATCTATGACAATGCTTCCTGGGCCTACAAAAATTTATTAGATCTTGATTTAGCTCGTGAGTTATCACGTTCAGTACTGCCTGTTGGCAATTATACAGAGGCTATCTGGAAAATAGATTTACATAACTTTTTTAAGTTTTGTAAATTGAGAATGGATGGACACGCACAAAAAGAAGTTAGAGATTATGCAGTTGCCATGTACGGCATGGTAAAACCAAAATTTCCCCTTTGTTGTGAGGCATTTGAAGATTATGTTCAAAATGCGGTTTCATTTTCTCAAAGAGAATTAAATATTATTAGAGACAATTTAAATGGTAGTTGGGTAATGTCAAAGTACGGATTATCAGAGCGAGAATCAACGGAATTTTTAGAAAAGCTGAAAACGATAGAAGGGGAAGAATAGAAATGAATTTGCCTACAGAATACCAGTCCTTTATTCATCTTTCAAGATATGCAAGATGGAGATATGATGAAGAAAGGCGAGAAACATGGCCAGAAACAGTTGGCCGATATTTTGATTTTTTTAAAGAAGATTTAAAAGAAAAATGTAATTTTAAATTAAGTGAAGCAGAACGAGAACAGTTAGAAGAAGCAGTATTAAAGATGGAAATTATGCCGTCTATGCGATGTATGATGACAGCTGGTGTTCCGTTAAGAAAAGAAAATGTTGCGGGGTATAATTGTTCATATATTAAATGTGATCAGCCTAGAACATTTGATGAAATTATGTATGTTTTAATGAATGGAACAGGAGTTGGGTTTTCTGTTGAAGAAGAGCATACAAAACAGATGCCAATAATTGCAGAAGAATTTTATCCTACAGATACTATCATTGTAGTTGCTGATAGTAAATTGGGATGGTGTAAAGCATATAAAGAATTAGTTGCTTTATTATATCAAGGTCTAATACCTAAATGGGATATTAGTAAAGTTCGACCAGCTGGGATGCCTTTAAAAACTTTCGGAGGTAGAGCAAGTGGCCCACAACCTTTAGTTGATTTATTTAACTTTGTTACGGGGATATTTAAACTTGCCGCAGGAAGAAAACTCAAACCAGTTGAATGTCATGATATCATTTGTAAAACGGCGGAAGTTGTTGTTGTGGGTGGGGTCAGGCGTAGCGCTCTTATCAGTTTATCTGATCTCAATGATCGTGAAATGCGATTCGCTAAAGCAGGTGAATGGTGGAAAAACGATGTCCAACGTGCCCTCGCGAATAATTCGGTTAACTATAAGGAAAGACCAGACATTGGTACTTTCATGCGGGAGTGGTTATCTCTCTACGATAGTAAATCCGGAGAACGAGGAATCTATAACAGTATGTCTGCCAAAAATCAAGTAGAAAAATTAAATGAAAGAGAAAAAGATGGAAGTGGAAATTACATTCGAAGACGAGTACCCAGAGATGACTTCGGCACAAATCCGTGCAGTGAGATCATTTTACGATCCCGAGAATTCTGCAACTTATCTGAAGTCGTTGTCAGGGGGACAGACACTAGAGAGCATCTCAAAGACAAAGTTCGCAGTGCGACCATTCTTGGAACATTTCAATCCACACTCACCGACTTCAAATATCTTACAAGAGAGTGGAACAGAAACTGCGCAGAGGAACGATTACTGGGAGTCTCACTTACTGGAATCATGGATAATGGATTAACAAATGGTAAAGTGGGTAAAAAGAAAACTGGTGAACTATTGGAAGAACTCCGTGATATTGCCATTAAAACAAATACAGAATGGGCTGATAAACTTGGTATCCCTAGATCGGCCGCCATTACGTGTGTTAAACCTTCGGGCACTGTTTCTCAGTTGGTTGATTCTGCTAGTGGTATTCATGCCCGTCATAATCCTTATTACATCAGAACAGTGCGAGCAGATAATAAAGATCCTTTGTGTAAATTTATGATGCAAGCAGGATTCCCTAATGAACCTGATGTAACAAAACCAGAACATACAACAGTATTTTCATTTCCACAGAAGAGTCCAAAAGGTGCTATTTGTAGAAATGATATGAATGCTTTAGAACAATTGGAACTTTGGAAATTATATCAAGATCATTGGTGTGAACATAAACCATCTGTTACAGTTTCTGTTAAAGAACATGAATGGTTGGGTGTAGGCAATTGGGTATGGGACAATTTTGATAATATCAGTGGTATTTCATTTTTACCATTTAGTGAACATACTTATAAGCAAGCACCATATCAAGATTGCGATAAAAAAGAACATGATGAGCTATCAGCGAAAATGCCTAAAGAAGTAGATTGGACGGCATTAGGAGATTATGAGAAAGAAGATCACACTGCTGGAGCTCAATCTGCAGCATGTGCAGCTCCTGGTGGCTGCGAAGTGGTTGATTTAATATAGAAATTTTTTACTTGATTTTTAAATAACTTTGCCGTATAATAAAGGGTAATATGAAAACAGACTTCGAAAAATATGTTGAGGATTGTATGAGCGTTATAAAGGTTTATACTGATTCTTTAGATGAACGTACACTTTCGCAGATCTGGAAATCAATCGAGAATTCACCTGCTAAATCTGGAAAGATTTGGTTGGAGGATGGTCTCGATAAATCGTATAGGGAAAGAAACCCGGATACAAATTTTATTTATGATTGAAGATGATAGTTTTTATAGATATGGATGGTGTTCTAGCAAATTTTGATGGCGCCATTATTAAAAAATTTGAAAGTAAAAAATTATGGGATAATAGATGGGATGAAGTCGATCCTGAATTATTCCTCAATTTAGAAAAAATGCCTGATGCGGATCAATTAGTTGAATATATTCGTGGAATGTTTGATATTCACTTACTGACAGCTATTCCTAAAAAAGGCAGATTTGAAAAATCAAGGGTCCAAAAATATCAATGGGCCTTCAACCATTATAAAATATACCCCTCAAAAATACATGCTTGTTACAGAGAAGAAAAACAGTATTTTGCTGTTGAGGAGAACCTTTCTCCTAATCTATTAATAGATGATCATGAAGGCAATGTAATCGAATGGAGGGCTAAAGGTGGAATTGCAATTCATCACACTTCAACAAAAAATAGTATAAAAGAATTGCAACAGTTAGGATTTTAATTGATATGTGCAGGTATAGATTATTCAATGAATAGTCCCGCAGTGTGCATTTATAAAAATGGAATACTTAATCCCAGTAATTGTTCTTATCATTTTTTTGGTTTGGATAAGTGGCGGCCTCGGTGGTCCGCCCTTCAAAATGTGAATTGTTATAAATTCCCAAAAGAGTTGAAAGATCTAGATAAGTATATGTTTTTGGCAGACTGGACCATAGAGGTAATCCGTCAGTACAATTTTAGAGTGTCCAAAGTTGTTTTGGAAGATTATTCATTTGGATCTACAGGCAGAGTTTTTCATATTGCGGAAAATGTTGGAATATTAAAATATACATTAAAAAAGAACGGTTTCCGCTATGAAATCGTTCCTCCAACAGTTATTAAGAAGTATGCCACAGGGAAGGGAAATTCTAATAAAGATGCAATGTTAGAAGCATGGAAAACAGAGCCAGGCACTTTTGATTTAGTTCAAGAGTCAGGTAACCCGGCTAATGATATTGTTGATTCCTACTTCCTTTGTAAATATGGAGTTAATCAGTGAATATATTTACGTCTCGAGTATGCTCAGTAATCTTCTCGATTTGCTTTTCTAGTATCTCTCGCCTATTTGGCCAATATATGTATTCGTTGGTTGAAGACTTTGCCAAATTGTTCAACAGAGGAACAATCATATCTTCAACTGTTTTCATTTTTATTTCATACTCTTTGTTTAATTTGTCTTTATGTTTATCAATATCTTCATAATGATAATCCAACAAACTCCATATTTTATTCACTGTACCTTCAACTTCTTTTATTTGTCCAGCTTTAGCTTCTTTAACAGCGGCTTCAACCACTTTTGTTTCTGGTTCTTTAGCCGTGGCAGTAAAATCCGATTCACTTACCGTACTAAAACCAAAATCATTTAATTCGTCCATATGTACCCTCAAGATTTGCAATTTACTAATATATTTAGGACAGACGAGACTAACATAGGTGACTGGTATAGTTCCCCTGCTATGTACTTTGATCTACCAGGTAATACAAAAGATATCTGGAAATTAGATCATGCATATGAACCGGAACATGAAAATATCATTTATGGTGGAGGTGGACTCATAGGACAAATGAGACCTATGGCGCATACTATAACAAATCAGAAAAATGGTAATTATAAAGTATTTGGATGGGGAATAGGAGAACATATTTATGTTAGTATGGATGAACAAACACAATCTATTCCTCCAATAGATATATCATATCCCTTTTATATTAGAAAATTTGATTTATTAGGTATTAGAGATTGGTATCCTGGAATATATACTGCGGTACCTTCAGCTAGATGGGTTCCATGCGCGAGTTGCATGCATGAAGCCTTTGATAAAGAATATGAAGTAAAAAATGATATTGTTTTCTTTACACATCAATCACTACCAATGTTTATTATTCATATGATGCCTAAACAAACATGGGACTATCCTCATATGGCAAATGATAACAAACAAACATTTGAAGAAGTAATAGAATTTCTTGGAAGTTCAGATGTAGTTGTCACAAATTCATATCATGGGGCTTATTGGGCGACTCTTTTAGGAAAAGCTGTTGTTGCCTTTCCATGGGCTTCTAAATTTCATGGATTAAAACATAAACCAATTCTTTGTCCTGCACCTGATTGGTGGAAGGAATTAAATGATAGGGAACAACATCAGTATAAACATGCGCTTGAAGAATGTAGGCAAGCAAATAAAGATTTTCATTTAGAAATGATAAATTATATTTTAAATGTACCTCAAACATTAAAATTCGAGACAACATGAATTTAGATATTTACAAATCAACAGATATTCCACAAAGACGTGAAGGTAATATTGCGAAAAGGTCTTTTGGCGGAACAGAATTGACAACATTAGAATTGTGGTCCCATTTACCACAAAAATATAAGACAGACTATCAATGGGTGATATCAAGATTATATGATGATGATATGCAAACCGTTTTACCTAAAATATGGTGGTTCCATGATTTAGCAGGTGATCCATGTCATAAGCTCCTTGAACATAATT